AGCACAAGCAACGCGACGATCAAGGCGAAGACGCTGGCAACGCCCGCGATGACGAGCTTCGTTCCTACGGTCATGTGGTCTCCGTTTCTGCGACCCATTCGGCGTACACCTCGGGCGCATGCGCCTTCGCCACCAGGGCGAGCGCGTCATGGAACCCCTTGTCCTGCGGCCATTCCTTTTTTAGGCCGTACGCGATCCAGCGATGCGCCGAGTCTCCGTGGCTGAGCAGCTTCGTCAGGGTCATCCCCTGGTACGAGCCCATCGGCACCTTCACCTTCAGCATCTCCGGCAGGACGGCCTCCTCCTCCTCGCTGAGGGCGAGCGGGTCGACGTCCTCGTAGTCCTCGAGCGGAGGCTCCTCGACGATGCTGAGAGCCGGAGGCTGTGGCTCCTCCACCGTAGCCTCCGGCTCGTCTTCGGCCACACGCTCCTCCACGCCGGCGTCCCCCGGAGCAGAGGTTGGGGTCTGGGCAGTGGCCGAAGCCTCGGGACCCTGAATCCGGATCGAAGGCCTCGGAGCGTCAGGCGACGCTTCCTCCTCGCGCTCACGCTCCGGAGCCTCCAACTCGCGCGGTTGCGACCCGTACAGGGACTCCGCAGCCGCAGATGTCAACTCGCGATGCTCCCGGAACCGCTCCAGCATCTCGTCCTCGGTCTCGGTCGGGATCAGGTCGAGCACGTAGATGCGCGTCTTGATCCGCTTCGGCTCCTCGCCGCGCTTCTGCACGACAGGCCGCGCCGACGCGGGCTTCACGATCAGCGTCGGCCGCAGCACGAACGAGGTGCGATGCCCGAACGTCCCGTAGAAGCCGCGCAGCTTGAACCACAACGTATCCGTGGTCACCTTGCCTTTCGACGTGATCTCGCAGTGCGATCCGTAGCCGAGCACGTTCGGGATCCCGAAACGGAACGTCGTGTACAGACCGAGCTGCATGTCACGCGCGATCTCGTCGAGCGGCTCGCCGGTTGTTGCGTCGAGGCCGGCGGTCTGTACCTCTTCGACGGAGCCGTCCTGGCGCCAGATGGTGAGTGTGTCGGGGCCGCCGACATAGTCGTAGAGGGCAAAGTTCGTGTCGCCCTTCGCGGTCATCACACCGCCGCCTCCGTTCTCGCCGCCACCGCCTGCGAACGCCTTGTAGCGAATGTCGAGCGCATCACCGAACTCGCCGGGGAGACGAATCTCGATCGCCTTCGGCCGGTCACCGTAGACCTCACGGAACTTGACGGCGGCACGAGCGAACTCCCCATCCGGGCCCTCCTTGGCGATGAAGTAGTCGGTCTTCGTCGGGGCACCGCGCTTCTCGGGGTCGCGGAAACCGATCGCGAGCCGGAGCGCAGGCTTGACACGGACGCCGATCATGCGGGCGCCAGCGGGGCGCGCATGCTCAAGCGGGCCGGGATGGAAAGGTTCGAGTTCGCTCATGACGGTGTCCCTTCGGAGGAGAGGAAGTAGTCGAAGGACCTGCCGGTGACATCGACGTAAGACCTGATGTCTTTCAGCTTCGGTGGAAACCGCCCCGCCTCGAAGTTACGCAGCGTGCGCAAGCTGATCCCTAGCCGGTCAGCGAAGTCCCGCTGATTCATGCCGGTAGCGACGCGAGCCCGATACAGGCGTTCTGCCAAGTCCTCCATACCGTCAGGGAGACTACGGCAAGTACCTACCGCCTGTCAAGTAATTGCCTCAGAGTCGCGCGACGCTACACCACGTCGTCCGGCCCGAGAACCCCGGCTGCAGCCAGGACAGCTTCAGGAAGCTCGGGTCGGCGGCGCTGCCGTGCGTGAACATGATCGGGTCGCCGTGCGTCGCGTCCGCCATATGCACCTGGGCGACGTGCTGTTCGTCCAGAGGGCGGTCGGAGTTGAAGACGGCGAAGGCGCCGGGATTGGCCTGGCGCGCGTCGAAGTAGTGCTTCGTGAGGTGCTGGAGGTACGTCTCGGTGTCGCCGTAGGCCCAGCTTCCCGTCGGCGACTTGACCCCCGCGACGTGGCAGATGAGCACACCGGACTCGGAGCAGTCCATCGAGAATCCGGCGGCGATCTTGCGCATCAGCTTCGCCACCGTGTCAACGTTTTGCGTCCCCATCGGGCGAGCCTGCCTGTAGCCGACCTGGGCCTTATGCGCGACGAGGATCGCTTGCACTTTCTGGATCTCTCGACGTTGGGCGGCGTTCACTGGTGAGTCACTCCCTGCTTCTTCGCGTGCGGCCGACAGAGCTTATGCGTTGTGCCAGACACTGGCACCGTCCCAGGTCGGTAGCAGCCCTTCTCGATGCAGTGCAGGTGACGCAGGGCCAGCATGTAGGTGGGGACCACGAAGATCACACTCGCTACGAGGTTCGTGAGAACTGATCCGAGGGGCCACCCGAACCACTGCTGGAACAGGTTGGCGATCACGTCTCACCCGACCCGCCGAGGCTCGCATTCGGATGTCGGCGGGCCGGGCTCTCCATGAGGAAGCGAGGGACTAACTACTGGGCGAAGCTGACGTCCCCGGTCGCGGGCGCTCCAGCCTCAACGGTGATCGTGCCGCTGCCGGTCACGACGGTCCCGTCGGTGTTCGTCTCGGCGGCGCTGATGGTCGCTGAGCCGAGGGCGCCGTGGACGGTGACGGCCGCGGTCAGGCCGGTCGGGTCGGCGGATGCGTCGACGCTGGCGATGCTGTCGTCGCTCGACGACCAGGCCGGGACGCTCTGGGGGCTGGTCGGGTCGCCGGCCGAGTCCTGGTAGGCGACGGTCGCGGTGAGGGTCGTGGTGCTGTCGGGGACGGTGATGTCGCTCATGCTTCCTCCCTGGAAGGTAACGGTTCCACTAACGATGGACGGGGCAAAGGGGACGAGCTCCTCGGCGATCTCCTCGAGGACAAGCAGGATGGCGAGCAGGAGCGCGCGCTCGTCCATCTCGGAGTTGTCGTGCCCATGATGGCGGCGATGCCTCACGGCTTCGGAGGAGGGGAAGTGGACGCGGCGTTCGCTCCCGCCTTCACTCCAAGGTGGACACCGAAGATCGAGACGGCGGCGGTGGCGATCACGCCGGCCAAGGTGAGCGCCTGATCGCCGGTTATGGAGCCGTGCCAGGCTAACGCGAAAGCACCACCGAGAATAAGGGCAAGCAAGATGGTGGCACAGATGGTGAGCAGCTTGTCACCCACACGAGTCTCCTTGTCGAGGCCAACCGCTGTCTATCGGCTCACTTGGTCGGGATAGTCACGGTGACGATCGGCGTGGGCGTCGGGGCCGAGGTGTGGCGCGCCGCGACGTAAGTCAGAAGGAACACCACCGCGACCAGGAGTGAGACTCCCACTCCGATGATCGCCGTTCTGGAGTCGAGCGTGCTTCGCTTCTGGGCACGACTGTCCTGCTGGAATTCGTCGCGCGAGATCGAGGTGGTGCGGTCCTTGTCCACCTCCTTGCGCCACGATTCAAGGTTGGCCTGCTCAGCCTTCCGCTGCTCCTCGTTGGCATCATATGTGTCCTTCGAGATCGACGTTTCCTGCGCTGCCAGGATCCTCGCGTTCTCGTGGTTGAGGTTCTCGAGCCGCCGCTGGATCTCGAACCAGATGATTCCGCCAAGTCCAATCAGCCAGTAGAAACGCTCTCGGCCGTGCGATCGGTCGCTGTCCATGAGGGCGTGGAAATACTCGCGCAGCGAGACATCTGTCGCTGACGACGTTCCCGCCGCAGGGTCAGTGCTGCGACTTGCCCCGCCCCCTTCCTCTGCCATTACCGCGGCGGCCAGGGCTTGTGGAGAGCCTTCGCGTACTCGGCAGCGCGAATGATGACCTGTTCGGCGTACTTCTCGGCGGCGGGACCCGACCCGTTGTAGGCGGCGACGCCGGCGTGAAGGCCGTCGCGGCGGATGTTTGCGACAAGATGCCGGAAGCCGATCACCATGTTGCAGTACGGGTTCCAGCAGCCACCGATTGCGTCCGCCTCGTCCTGGTAGCTGTAGTACGTCAGCTGACAGGGTCCGACTCCCTGCATGCCGCCCTCTCCGTGTGGGCCACGCTGGATCCTGTACGCCAGGTAGGCGGCTTTCGTGACGGTCTCGCCCCAGTGCTTGTTGTGTCTGGCGTCGTAGCCACCGACAAAGATGGTCGGATCATGCCCCCACTCCGCGCGCCCTCCGCCGGTCTCCTCCATCAGGATCGAGCAGGCGAGCGGGAGGTTGAGGCTGGTGTGGTTGGCGGCGCGGACGGTGCGGTACGGCATCTTCATGCCGATGCGGCGCATGCGGATGATCAGGAGTGGTGTGACCAGAGTCATGCGCGGCTGAAGTATCGGCGCACGACTAATAGTAGTCAGGTACGAACCGAGATGTGACGGGCACCGCTCCCGCCTCCACCGCCTCCGCTGCTGATGTCCGCTACCGCGAAGTCGCGTCCGCGGGGACTGGTCGTCCAGTTCGCAAGCGCCGTCAGAACCCCACCTGAGGCACTGAGTGAGGTGGCGGCGTCTGTGCCTACCGTAGTCGAGAACGGGGGGACGACCGTGCTGGCCAGCGTGGAGCCGTCGAAGATGTCGTTGCCGCCGCGGCTGGTGCCGATCTTGATGTTCGTGAAGTCCGTCTCATAGCCGTCCACTCCGTCGGTTACGTCCGTGCCGAAGTAGACGTCGTTGTCGCCGCCAGCCTCCCCCATCGTGAAGCCCTGGCCTGTTGGGATCCCCTGGTCGCTTCCGTCGACGAGAAGTTGCGGATTGAACTCGAGAGCGACCATGTCGTAGACGACGTGGAGTTCGACCGTGTACCAGGTGCCAGCAGAGACGCTGCCGGCGTATTCCGAGTCGGAAGCCGACGGGCCGAGGAGGTGCCATTGGACGCCGAGACCGCTGCCGATCTTCGCGGCCGGGCCGAGGGAGAACCCGTTTTGGGGGTCACTGGTCAGGGTGGGGTCACCGCAGATCGGGAAGAAATCGTTGCCGGGATCAGCCGCCTGGGCGTCTATGACCGCCGAGTTGAACTTCACATCAGTCGTGACCCAGTAGTCGAGAATGTCAGGCATCTAGGCGAACCCGTCCACGACGTCACCCGACTGTTTCACGGTCAGAACCATTGGGGTCCCCGTACCGTCACAGATAAGCGGAAAGGTGTCGTAGTCGCGACCGAAAGGAAGGGTGAAGATAGTGGTGCTGGCTGTGCCGCCAGTGATGCTACCTTCGATCACGAGTTGTGGCTGTCCGGAACTAGAGTCGAATCCAGGCACGAAAGCGAATCTAAGGGGTGCCTTACTCCCACCCATGTTGTCCCAGCCGTTCTGGAAGGCGGGCGCGGTCCCGCCTGAGCCGACGTACACCCAATCGGCAGGGATCGGATCTTGCGCTAGCCGAGGAGGAAAGTCCGAGCCTCCCGTAGAGCCGTGCAGCGGGCCATGCAGACCAATCGGCTGACGCGTCATACCGGGAAGATGATCGTCTGGTGGGAGGTCCGAGAGCCGTCAGTGCCGCTGCCGACCACCGTTAGCAGCACTTCGCGCTCGGCCCCGGACGAGTAGGTGTGCGGCGGCGGATTCTGTGCGGTCGATGTCGTCCCGTCCCCGAACGCCCAGTTCCAGGAGACGATCGGCCCCGACGGCCCCGGTGTTGACGCATCCGTGAACGTCACCTCGAACCCGCCGTCGAACACGTAGGTGAACGCCGCCTCGACGCCGTAATAGGTGACACCGCTGAACGTGGAATACCAGGCGCGCGGCGTCAGATCGAGACTCATCGTCCAATCGAGGAAGCCGCCCTCAAGCGGCAGCACGACGTTATGGATGCCCTCCACGAAGAACTGAGTCTCCCTGAAGCCGCCCCCACCGGGGTTCGTCGTCCACACCTTGACAACGTCACCGATCTCGACGCCGCAGATGAACGCCCATAGCGCTGGCCCCAGCGAGTCACGCGGGTCGCGGCTGTGGAACTCGAGCCGGGTGATCGTCTCGACCGGCTGTGCGTAGTTGTCGACGTAATACTGGGCGAAGATCTTGCACTCGTCGTTCGCGTCCCGCGAAGGCTGCCCCGTTCCATCCCCACCTTCGACGGAGTCCAGTGTTAGCAAGTCCGTAATCGTGAGGACGCGCGTTCCATACTGCGCGATGGAGTCAGAGTCGAAAACGAGCTGGCCTTCGATGTCCTTCTGGGCGATCCCATTTGGAGTGCAGAGGCAGGCGTTGATCACGTTCTTCAGATCAAGCGCCCACTCGATCTCGGCGATCGGGGCGATCCCGAACGTCTGCGCGGCGGGCTTGTCGCCGACCTCCCAGAAGTTGATCGTCTGAAAGCCCGCCGGCGGAGTCATCCCGCCGATCCGCGGGCCGTAGATCTGCGGCTTCAGGCGCGCGAACCTGCCCCGGAACGCCGGCTGGCCCCACTTGTCCATGAAGAAGTTGGCCGCGTTCGGCAGCTCGGCGTCCGCGCAGTCCTGTATCACGCTGAGCAGAGTCGTCTGCGGGTTATAGACGGTCTCCTGCAGATGAACGTTGCCACTGAAGATCGGGCCTGGCGTCGGGACAGGGGGCCAGCCATAGTCGGCGAGGACGCCTGTGATCCGGTCGTCGATGAGGTCAGCCTGGAGGACGGTTGTGCCAGACGAGTCGGGCACCGTCTCGGCCCGCGTCAGAGGCTCGAAGCCATCGCTGAAGCTGACTGTGAGAACCATCCATTTTTCGGTCACATCGGGAACGTAGGCCCAGGTTTCGACGAAGCCGGTGAACACGGGCTCGGTGACGCCCGTATCGGGATTGACGGAGACGATCTGGGCGGGAGCAAGCGGTCCAATCAGACCGAAATAGGGGCCATGCGGGTTCGTCGGGTCGTAGATCCCCGTCTGGTCGAGAATGCTGATCGTCGCCGTCCCTGCCTGAGTCTTGTCGAGCTCGGCCTGGCGTCCCCGGTCGCTGTTCCAGCCTTGGACGAAAGAGATCGGCTGGTAGTTGGGGTCTTCGCTGAGCGTCGGGGAGCCGAAGGCGATGTAGACGCCCGCGACCGATCCGCTCACGCTAAGCCAATTCCGCGTCCAGCATTGTGCCCGCGAGTCTGGGCGCCGTTGCGGCGCTGGATCTTGAGCAACTCAGTGTGCACCGCGTGCGCGACAGCCGCTGGATCTTTCGCAGCCGTGGTGACGTGGACGGTCACGTTGCCGGTAATGACCATCGGCTGAGCCGTTGCGAGATGGGCTCCGCCGTGGGAATGACGACGTCGATGGTGTCGCCGATGCGGATGGTCAGGCGGAAGATCGACACCGCCGCCGACACCTGCCGGGAGCGGGACCCCGCCGGCCGCTCCGCCGGTCGGGACGCGGTGACCGTGCATGTAGTAGGAGGAGAGACGCGCGATCTCGGCCGCTCGCTGCGCCGGAGTCAAGCCGAGGCCCGCGGTGAGTTGCCGCGCCGAGGGGGCGACATAGTTCGACTTCAACGTCGAGGTCCCGGAAAGCTCCTGCTGAATCTGCTGCAGCCAGTTCGTGATCTTCCGCGTCTCCGCCGGCGTCAACTTCATGTTTTCGCGGTGCGCGATCCGCAGGACCTCCTGGATCTTCCGCAGCTCGGCCAGTGACTTCGCGTCGAGCGTAATTCCGTGCTGCTGCATCTGGCGCAGGAGTTGTTGCGGCGACTCGCGGGTCAACTGGCCGACCGTGATCCCGAGTGCCCGCGCCGTCGCCCCGATCGTGTGCCGCGACCCGCCGAGTGCCTGCTCGAGCGCCCGGATGAACATGTTCCGCTCGCGCTGCTGGATACTGAGCGAGCCGGACGTCCCGGCCCCGCCGCCGATCCCAAGAATCCTGTTGATGCGGGACTGCACCTGGAGGTCGTGCTGCGCCTTGAGATCCCTCGTAATCGCGCGCTCGGTGGCAGCAATCTGGCGGGTGATTGCGAGCTCCTCTTTCTTAATCGCGACGAGCTTCTGTCCGGTCGCGTGCTCGTTCTGGAGGTAGCGGAGCGCCTGCTGCTCCTGGGCGAGGAGGGCGCGGTTGGCGGCGACGGCCTGCTGCGCCTGACGCGCGGTCATCTGACTGGTGACGCCTCCACCACCAGCGGACGCAGCGCGAGCCTGGGCGCTGGCGAGAGCGGCAGCGAGACCTCGCGGCAGCATTCCTGAACCGGTCGGTCCCGCGTAGCCGGTCACGCGCGGTGTCGAACCTGGCGTCTGGTAGGGCGCGTACGCCGCCTCGGCCTGGTAGATAGCGAGGATCTGCTTGCGAGTCAGGTTGTGCCGTTTGAGCAGCGCCTCGTAGTAGGCGTAAGCGGCGGCGTCAGCCTTCTCGATCGAACCGTGTCCAGCCTGGGCGGCGGCGAGTTGCATCTGGATGCCGCGCGGCAGGTTTAGGTCGACCGGCTGTGGTCCGGACGGCCCAGCGCCGAAAGCGCTGCGCGGGCCGGTGGGGAAGATGCCGCCACCGGGGCCAATCCTCACGTCGCCGCCGTACTTGAGGATGATCTCGATGGTTTTCTTCGACGGGATCTTGTGCACGGCCTGGGCGATGTCGATCAGCCGCTGGTAGACGGCCGCGAGTTTCGGATTGCTGGAGCGGGCCGAGTCAGCGAGCCTAGTCAGGTGCTGGATGTAGTTCTGCAGTGCCTGACCTGCGGTGGCCGCAGTTTGAACAGTCCTAGAGCCGAGCCTGCCCATGAAGACGGTGACGTTGTTGAGTTGCGCCTGTACCCCGACGAGGTTGAGTTTGTTGGCGAAGGCATTCCGCGCCGTGCCGAGCGCGGCTCCAGCCTGTCTCGCATGACCATTGAGCAGGACGAAGCTCGCGCCCAGTTTCCCCAGCTGGTCATCGAGGCTGGGAATCGTGTGAGTGAGGCTGATGATGGTGCCAGCCAGGGCGCCGAGGCCGGCCCCGACTGCCGTGCCGACACCAGGCACGACGCTGCCGATGCCAGCCCCGATTCCGGCTCCCGTCAAAGCGCCCTGGAGTGCGCGGCCACCCTGTCCGGGAACGAACTGGCGTGCAAGACCTCCTGCCAGGAAGCCACCACCAGCGAGTAATCCGGCTCCGCCGAATCGGCCCAACCTTGACCCAATCCCAGCAGCGCCAGCGCCGAGTCCTAGACGGGCAAGCAGACCACCTTCGCCTGCAACACCGGCTCCTGCCGCAGCCGTGGCGGCGTCGATTTCGGCTGCAGCGGCGGTCGTAGCTGTCGCCGCCTTGACGGCAGCGGTCTGGATGCCGAAGAAGCCGAGTGCGATGCCTTTCAGGCCGTTGATAACGCTGCCGCCGACCAGCAACCCGAGCGCAGCGTCGACGGCCACGATGGCCCGTTGTGCGAGCCAGAACGCGCCAGCCCAGCCAAGAATCTTGTCGACCAGCGGATTGCTGAGAAGCCATTTGACGGCATCAATGATCGGCTTGAGCCCGTTGTTGAACGCCTGCGTCATCGCCGCCTCGATCTGCAGGAACGCGGAGACCACGCTCTCGAGCAGCGGCAGCAGCGCCTTGATTAGGTTGCCGATCAGGACGAGCTGCTGCGTGTGGGCAGCGAACAGCCGGTGCAGCACATCCTGAGTGCCGGACGCCGACAGCCAGTCGCGCACCCTGTTGATGATCTGGGTTAGCGTCTCCGCGAACTGCCTGCCGAATCCGACCGCGGGCTTGAAGAGGTCGACCATTAGCCCGATCATCGAGCCGAGCAGGCCCATCCAGGTGCGGAAGAGAGAGATCAGCTTGCCGACCTCGGCGGCGACACGCGGGAAGTTCGCCGGCGAGTTCCACTTCGACACGAACTGGTCGACCTTCTGCACGAGGCCACCCGTGTGCTGCGCCGCCACGTCCATCACCTTCGTGAACAACTCGATCCCCTGCGTCAAAGCGTGGATCGAGGTCGGCAGCCGGTTCTGGAAGATCTGCTCCAGATTCGTGAAGATGCCGAGACCACCCTGCGGTCCCTTCTGCTGCAGCCAGGTGAAGAACGGCTGCAAGCCGTGCTGGATGATCTGCGTGTTCTGAGCGGCGAACTTACCGATCGTCGGCAGGAACTTCATCCCGACGTGCATCGCCTGATTGATGATCTCCGCCCCCGTCTTCTCCGCCTGTCCGGTCGCCTTGTCGAACATCGCCTTGAACGCCTGCGAGGTCTGGGCGGCGGCGAGGACAGCGGTGCGGGCGACGGGACTGAAGCCACGCAGACTCTGGTTCAGCGTCGCCTGCGCCTGAGCGGCCTGGGTCGAGTTGCGGCCGTACTGCTGGATCGCGGAGTTGAGGGCACCGAGGTTCGTGGAGACCGTCTTGATGTCGCCCGCCGCTTGACCGATCCCGGCCGCGTCGGTGCCCATCCCGACCGCCGTCGTCGAGAGCAGACCGCCAGCGAGAAGACCACCGCCAGCGAGGCCACCGATCATCGAGCCTGCGATCCCGAGCGTCGAGGTGAGTGCCCGCTCGGCGCCAAAGCCTGCAAGCCCCGCGATAGAGCCAAGCGACGCGAAGCCGCCGAAGAGGCGCCGCGGACCGAAGCCGAAGCCGCCTCCCATCATGCGCAGCGGGTTGCGGATGCCGCCTCCACCGAAGCCAAGCGCCGAGGCGAGGGATATGGCCGCGTCAGCCTCAAGCGCCTTGTCACGAACATCACCCAGCGCGGTAGAGACGGCACCGAGACCAGCCACCGTTCCTGCGGTCTGCGCCGCCCCGATCTTCACCCCGCCGAGCGCCGCATCCGCCTCAAACGCTTTGGCGGTCGTCGACGAGAGTGACGAACGCATGGTCGCCAGCACCGCGTCGGTCTGAGCGCCCTGGCTTGCCTCTACCTTGACACCACCGAGCGCGGTCGACAGCATCTCGGCCGTCTTCTCGGTCTCCCGGATCTGGCTACGCGTCTGCGCGAGAATCGCGTCGGCCGCGGCCATGTTGCGCTGGAAGGCCGCGATCTCGGCCTTGAGCTGGGCAATGAGAACAGCTACCTCCACTAGCCGTTCTCCCGCTCAGCCTCGGCTCGCGCCTCTTCCATCGCCGCCTCCTCATCCTCCGGACGCAGCACGTACAGCTCGGCCTCCCACTCGGCGAGTTCCGCCGCGCCGATCCGCTTCAGAAGCTCACCCACGGTGCAGCCGACCGTCTCCGCTATCCGAAAGAGGACGCGCCGTTCAGAGTGATCACGGAGTTTTTTTCCGCCGACTCCTGGTAGGAGCCCATCCGCGACAGCTTCTCGATCTCGTCCACGGCAGCAGCGATCTTGCCGCCACCCAACCGCATCAGCCGGTCGAGGTCGCCCTCGCGGAAGAGAGGCTTGCGGTCACCGGGAGGCGAGGTCGGGTCGACGATCCCGTTGCGGAGCATCGCCTTCTGGTACTTCGCCGTCCAGGTCGGGTCGGACAGCTTGTTGCCCTCGATCGCCGTCGCCATCTGACCGAGGATCTCGGCGCGCGCCTGCCCGGAGATCTCGGACAGGAGCAGCTTGCCGACGCCCTCCAGCTCGAACTCGGCCTCGGCGAAGCGGCCGGCGGCACCGAGGATGTCGTCACGGCTGGCGAATCCCGGCGCTGCAGGCGCCTGCTCCGTCTGAGGGCCGTCGAGTTTGACGGGCGCGTCGCTAACAGGGGACATAAACGAGTCCTTCCTCATCGAAGGTCAGGACGATTCCCGACCCGGTGCTGGTGATGCTATCGCCGCAGCCGACAAAGAGACAATCGGGTTCCCAGGCGTCGAGTCGCGCCAGCACGCGACCGCGCGGACCATCGGCGAGATCGGGGAAACGGCAGATGCGGTCGCTTGGGATCGCCGCAACGCTCGCCCCGGCACCCAGCGTCTCCTTGCGCTGGATGACCGAGTGGAGCTCGCCCAGCCACTCGCCAGCCTCCGCAGCGAGGCTCAGCGGTCGACAGGTGCCGCTAACACGCAGAGATTCGCCGCGATAGCAGCGGTTGAAGCCGACACGTCCACTCGCACGCCAGACCTCCAGCGGCTCGAGCGGCAGCCACGCGCCGTCCTGCCAGGCCTCGAAGACGAGCGGCGCATTAGTCCAGAAGCGAAGCGACGGATCCGCAGCACGCCAGTCGAAACCGTCACCGCAATCCTCCAGAGCGCCCGTGAACGCGAGCGGATCCCCGACCCGGTACAAACTCCCACCGGGGCCGGAGAACCGGATCACACGGGGAGACTAGTTGTAGTACGGGCCGTTCAGCGAGCCGGTGCCCTCGAACGTCCAGTTCAGGCTGGCGATGTTGTCGACCGGGCTTGAGATCGCGCCCTGCGTGACCACGATCTGGCCGATCAACTCGGAGCCGTCACCGGACTCGAACACGATCAGCGGGTAGACGCTGCCGATCATCGAGTTCCAGAGATAGTGCTGGCCAAGCGGATCGGCACCGACCTCGTAATGGCCGGTCAGCGTGCCCGTCCAGTTCTTGAGACCGCTGATTCTCTCCGTCCACTGGTCGCCGAGAACCGACGCGTCGTAGGTCGGGGCGGCCACCGTGACGTCCCACTGGCGCAGGCCTGCGACCTGCACGTTCGGGGTGCCTGGGATCAGGACCCGTCCGAGGGTACCCGCGAAGGCTGCTTGCGCCACGATTCCGTCCTCCTAAGTAGCGAAATCCTGCTAGTTGCGCGAGAGATATCGGCAGTGCGGTAACTTCTCTGGACGCGCATCAGCAGACAACCGACAGCCAAATCCCAAATAGGATAAGCTTCAGTACCGATGCCTTCGACGAACCCAGAGGTCACAAGAGCAGCATGGAAGCGCTACTACGCGCGCCATACCGAGAGAGTCAAGGCAAGGAGCAGGGCCTACTACTACGCGCACCGCGACGATCCAGAAGTCAAGGAGCGCAAGCGGATCGCTGGCGAAAAGTACCGGGCCGAGAATCGCGAACGCCTACTCGAGCAACGAAGGCGTAGATATGCCACCCCGGAGGGACGCGCGCTAGCGCTTGCGGACCGAGAGCGCTTCATGGCGAAGAAGGTTGCCGCCTTGAAGCTCCTGATCGCGGAGGCAAAGGACCAAGGATGTCTGCTCTGTGGCGAATCCGCGCACATCACCCTCGACTTTCACCACGTCGATCCCGATAGCAAGCACTTCACGATCAGTCAGGGCTTCCACAAGAACATTAGCGTCGCGAATGTTGAGGCCGAGATCGCAAAGTGCGTTGTGCTCTGCGCGAACTGCCACCGCAAGTTCCACGCAGGGCTCGTAGAGTTACCCGTTCACCACTGATCGTTCTCGTACCAGGAAAGGAAGTTGATCGACCACATGTGCCGTTGCCGCGTGTCGCTCGGTGGCGCAATCCCGAGATAAGCGGGCGAGTTCAGCGCTCGGATCAGATGGAAGTACGCGCCGTTCGGCGGGTTGAGGATGCGCTCCGCGAGCATATCCAGCGCCCCGAAGATCGCCTGCGTCAGCGAGTTGCCAGCGACGAAATCGGTCATCCCCGCTCGTACCATGACCTGGATGCTCGGCTTGTCGAGGCGCGACTGCGGCGTATAGAGGACGCGATCCGGGGCCATGCCGGGCCGCTCAATGACCGCCACTGCGATGTCCGGCTCGTCGGGCAGGTAGGTGGCGAACAGATTGCCTCCCGCCGTACTCGGATCGAACGTGAGTGCCGTTGGAAGCGACTGCTGCGCGAGATAGGTACAGATCTCCGCGCCAAGGGAGAGCGCGGTCACGCCGGCTCCGCACCCAGATCGACGCCATCGGCCACGATCTCGCCGTGAGGCAGCTCGGCCGGGTGCGTCTCTTCCATCCTGATCGCCAGGTCACGCTCGAAAGTGCCAGCATGTCGCAGCAACGGGTCAAGCAGGTAGTACGCCTTCGTCGGCGGCTCATGGTCCAGATCACCGCGCTCATGCACCGGCACCGCGTACTCGGCGGCGAGCCTGCCCGCCGGGTTGATCTCCTCGCCGAAGCCGTAGCCCATCTCGACCGTGATCTCGTTGCCGTCGCTACGAGGAGCGAAGACGCGTGCCGACCGTCGTAGCGTGCCGGCGTCCCCGGCGATGTACTCGTCGTCCTCATTGCCAAGGAACACGGGACGGCCTTCGATCTGGCGGTACTGCGTCCCGAACTCCGCGATGTACGTCTCCGGCCCCGAGACCGGACATTCGATGATCGACTCGCGCATAATCTCCTCCGCCTCACCGACCAGGGCCGCTTTGAGCGAGCGAATGAGATCCTCTCCGGCAGCCTCGAACTCGCCGGCCATTAGAGCGTTACCTTGACCAGCCAGGGCGCCTGGTTGTCGAAAGGCGGCCCGAAATCGGTGGCAAGGAAGAGCGCTTGCGGCTTACGGCCCTCGATCCCCACAGTGGGGATACTGAAGCGGTCGAGGACGGTGAACGACTGCACGTTCGTGTCGGAGCCGTTGAAGTAGAGGTCAAACTCGATGTCGACGGCGGTGTTCGGTGGGCGACGTACTGCCTCGAGGCCGCCGGCGACGAAGCCCGACTGCTCGATCCAGCACTTGAGCGTGACCGGGCTGGCGTAGACGGGTTGGCCGTAACCGTCCGGGCCAGTGCTTCGTTCCCAGCTGCAACTCACAGTCATGAGTTCCGCGATCTCTGGGGGGAGCGCGGTCGCAGGACCACTCATAGCTAGAAGGTATCCCCGGCGTCGTCCTCCTCAGAAGGCGTGGGGCCGAGACTGTCAGACGTATAGCCGCCAGTCCACGGATTCTCCATCTGGGTGCGACTGAAAAATGGAGCGACTAGATCGGTGTCCTGAGCATAGGCTTGCTTGGCGCTGACGCTCATGCCGCCGACGAACGGTGGCGTCGTGCCGAGCGCCTTCTGCCGCAGGCACTTCGCCATCTCTAGATACTGCTGTGCCATTTTCGTGTACGTGATCTGCATCGACCGACCGAGCCGGACGTCAGCCTTCATGAGATAGTTGCGAGCGATCATCTCGGCGCAGCGTGCTGCAGCAGACCAAGTGTTCCTCTCGGTTGCCAGGGCTAGGGCAATCTCTTCATCCTGGAGTCGCTGGTTGTTGACGTCGGTGTCCTGAAGCTCGGCACGGATCTGATCCTTCGGTGAGGTCAGCAAATCGGCGAGCGAATAGGTGAACGACACCGTTCGCTCCTATTGCAGCCGCACGAGCCCAAGCTCGGCGAGCAGATAGGCGACGTCGCGGGCCAGCGTCTCAGACCCGAGCGAAAGCGTTGGCGGCGAAGAGAGCCGCTTCACATACTCGGACAGGTCAGGACTTGAGCCTCGTGGTCCCTGCGGGCCTTGTGCGCCTCGCTCGCCCTGCATACCGCGTGGCCCTGCTGAACCTACCGTCCCGGCTGGGCCGCGTTCTCCGTTGCCTCCCTGTGGGCCTGCTGGGCCTTGTGGTCCGCGCTCGCCCTGCATCCCACGCACGATCGCTGGAATCGCGTAGGGGCTGAGCTTCCCGTTCGCGTCGAGGCCCGCATAGCCGCCCGGTGTGTCCTTCGCCTCAGCCGCCTGGTACTCGCCTGAGAGGTCAGGCAGGTGGCTGCGGTTGAGCGGCGGGATCATCTCCGCGGGGAGTAGGCCGCCTTTGACGAGGAGCTCGAGCACATCTGCGGCGATGGCGTCGGTGTTCACGGCCGCCGCGGCTGTCTCCGGTATGTCCTCTTCGGGCGCTTCGAGAACAGCAGTGCTACCGCCCTGGTGCGGGTACATTCTCCTGCCGGGGCCGTGCGGATCGTCAGGCATTCGCAGTCTCCTTCGTCTCAGCGAGAGTATCGTCTAGCTCGTAATAGCCGGCGCCCCACAGCGTATTCAGACGTGCGAACCAACGGTCGTACAGTGGAGCAACGGCGTCGAGGGAGTAGCGGCCGACCGCGTAGGCGCGGATTGTCGCGGGATCGAGTGTCGCGCAGTCCTCGACGGCTTGGACGTATTCGGCCAGGGTGCGGCAGCGGAAGCCGCTAAGACCCGTCTGCACGGTCTCCACGAACGCTCCGAAGTCGCTCGTGAGGACGGGGCACCCGGCCATCATTGCCTCGACGGCGACGCCGCCGAACGGCTCGATGTAGCGGGTCGGGCAGAGCAGAGCGCGCGCCCCGGCCAGCAGCTCAGCGCGAGCCTTGATGTCGACGGGGCCGACGTACTCGACGTGCGGGGCGGAAAGGTCCACCTCGTCCACGCTGCCACGGCGAGACTGGTTCGGCCCCGCCACGACGAGCCGCATCCCGCTTGCGGCCGTGACCTCGATTGCCTCCTGGACGCCCTTGCGGGGCGTGACCCGGCCAAGGAAGAGAAGATAGTCTCCGTCGCCGTGGTTCAGATGCGGGAACTCGTCCGGGTCGAAGAAGTTGGGGATCACGGCGTCGAAGTGGCGTCCGTCCTTGATTCCGCGCAGCCCATAGACGTGGTGCATCCAGGCGTACGACTCGAAGGCGCAGTAAAGGGTGCCCGTGATTCCTTCGTAGCCCACGCCATACTCAACAGCCATGAGTTCGGGGAAGGCGTCCGCAATCGGCTTTTGCGCCCAGCTCGTCGAGAGCAATAGCAGATCGTGTGGTTCAGCGCGCTCCCGGATCGTGAGCATTGCGCGAGCGTTGAAGACGCGCCACCAGTCGTCCGCCGGACTCCAGCCGACATCGGGCATCACCTGCGGGTCGTGCGAACCGAACCAACCTTCGCGTTCCT